CCTTTTGGATCTAAACCAAAGCTACGCGCGGCCTCTATGAGATTTTTCTCAGACTTCACCTTACCTATGTGGTCATAAGCTAAGGCATTCAGGCTATAGCTCATACGATTCTCGTCTAACAGGGCCGCTATCAGCATGGTATCAATGATACGACCGTTTAGTGTAAAACCCATGCGCCGAATCCATCCTGTATCATACTGTGCGTTGTGCATGATTTTATCCGCAGGACTCTCAAATACTTTCTTCAGCCAGTTGTTTACGATGCGCTCATCTAGATTACCACCGTATTTGTGACGGATCGGTATATAGCCTGCCCAGTCATTGACCGCTATGGCATAGCCAACAACCTCGCCATCGCCTGTTGGCCACCCTGGTCCGAGGGTCTTGATGTTAGGATCGCGTGTTTCTACATCAATAGCTATTTGCTTTGCGTCAAATATATTAGGAAGCTCACTAGGCGGCAGCCATTCTGACTTTGGCGTATCAAATGCTAACTGCAAAGACATTATTTTTCTCCTCCAAGAGCACCATAGCCACAGATATCGAGCCAGGAATCTTCATGTTCCGGTGTTTCTATCAGGCGTGATAGCTTGACGGCTATCATACATTGGTATACTTGCGCGACAGTGACTTCTCTTTCAAGCAGCACGGACCACATTTTAGCTATGCGCTCATGGTTCTCGTGGGCATCGCCGTAATCCTTGGCCCGTGGGCCGTTAATCATCTTCTCGGCTTTGTCTAGTATTTGCTTCCTGTTCATATGCTGTAACTCCTCAATGCGTCTTCTGGCTCGATTAAATATAAGTTTTTTTTAGTTCGTGTTACACCGACATAGAATACCCGGTGTAGCTCGTCAGGATCCTGCTCAGCGGCCTTTGATGCCGCAGGTGATACATCGGTAAAGAGAACGACGTTGTCGGCCTCTCCGCCCTTAGATCCGTGGATAGTGGACAAATGTATACGGGGCGTGCCGTTAAACTTCTCTCCACGCCTGAGCAAAGCGGTAATATAGGCCCGTTCTCCATCAGGTATTCTGTCCATGGCCTCGTGCCATATCATATCTTTTGTAGCAAGTAGACCATGAGTTACCTGTAGTTGTTCTAGTGTAATCTCGTCATCGTCCATGAGATGCGGTAGTTTTTTAAAGCCACGCTTTACACGATTGCCGACAGACATATAGCTATATACTGTTCTTGCCGACTGTGCCGTTACCGCTTTGCCTTTACGCATTTGTTCCCATCCATTAACGGCCTCACTTATTTTTTGTGATATGGACCGTTTACCGTGATACGCAAACAGTAGGCCGCTGCTGCGTAGACTATCTATAACATTGTGCAGAAAGTAATTAGCCTGGGCCAGTATGAGCCAAGTGCCGTCAGATAAGTCTATATCACTAACATCATTGAGGCGCTGTACCTCACCGTCCTCTTCTTTAGGTAAGTAACTCTTTGGCACTCGTCTGTGTATACGTTTTGATATACGCGCGGCGATTGCGTGAATGTTTCGTGGTACGCGATACGATTGCTCTAGTACCTCATAACCCCCGTCGAGTCCTATAAGATGCTCTACTTCGGCACCTGCCCACTTGTATATGGCCTGGTCATCATCGCCTGCACAGTATATCTTATCGGAGTATTTTTCTATTATATGCGCAACATCCCATTGCAGAGGCGAGAGATCCTGTGCTTCATCTATAAAACTCACACTTAAATTCGGACAGAACTTAGAGCTTTCATTTACAAATATCTCAAGCATATCCGTAAAGTCATACAGCTGTAATCGTTTCTTGTAGTTAATTAAGGATTCGGCCACGTAGGATAGTGTTACCCAGTCTATGTCGGTGTTTGATTTGTTGTACTGAGAGCGTAGAGGCACTTTACGCAGTCTAGCCAGGTTTATAATACTTAATATGGGATCAGAGTTTGCGTTAGACTCCAGTATATTATCCTCTGCGTTGAACCTGTCCACAGTAATACTGACGCCTATGGCGCGTGACAACTCTCTGTAATGTTCAGCCTGCATAATTTGTTCGGGGCGTATGCCTGACAAGCGCAGAGCAAAGCTATGTAAGGTACGAAACCATGGCAATTGCTTGGGCTCCAAACTAAATCGTTGACACGCACGCTCTATCGCTTCATATGCTGCCTGACGCGTAAACGCAAAGTATCCTATCTTTGATGGATGAATACCTTGGTTTAGTGCGTCATCAACCTTGTTCAGTAGAGCTGTGGTCTTCCCCGTCCCTGGTGGGCCGTATATCCTGAATATCTTTGTTTTCATTCTGCTCATCTATTTTTTTTACTATAACACGTATGCGCTCACGAGTGAGTCCATACATCTTTCCAATAGCTGTCAGCGTCATTAATTTATCTGTTCTAAGAGAATATATTTCGTTATTACGCTGATTATATTTCAAGTGCATCTTCAAGATCCTCCATACTGCCATATCTCTTTATAAATATGGGCGTAGTTTCTCCGACCCAAGCACCGGCAGTATTAAAATCAAAATACTCCACGGCTTCTTCGTAAGGCATACCATGACGCCGACACAGTATAGCTATACACTCATCTCTGTCATAGGCAATAATATCTTTTTGACCACACCGGCTGCCTATGCCTATTACAGCCTTATCAAATCCATCGGCTTTTAACATTAAAATACCTCCTTCTTATCATTAATACCAAAGTCAGGCGCAGATACTGTTACTTCCTTGTTTACAAAGGCGGGTATCTTCCATACACGCACAGGACGCCCCTTGATCTTTATAAGCTTACTCTCACCGCCTCTGTCACGTAGTCGTTGCGCCATCTTATATGTCTTATACTCAAAGAAGCGATGTTTCTTGAGATGGTTTTCAAAGTCTTTAAGACGGAAGTACGTTACGTTTTCTTCTTCATCTGTCCAAGGACGCTTCAATAGTATCTCTTCTTTATCTTGTGCCTGCTGTAAATGCGAACAAAACTCTTCAAGATGGTCATAAAACTGACCTGTGATGCTTGCATCTTCAGGCACTTCTATAATAGCACTCTCGTTTTCACGCATTTCACGCAGTAAACTGGATATGCGCGTCTCCCATATATTACGATTTACGGACTGTGGCATGAAGTTTAATTGTTCCATACAGGCCTTTTGAAAGGTAGTTTGGTTTTGTAATGCGTCTGTATCCAATTCTAAGGGCTCACTATTGACGTCTACGAACCATACGGGTGGTACAGAGTTATATTTACGCAAGTTGGCTATCATGGCCCCTTGTATGGCCGCTCCTATGCCATGGCGTCGTGTAAGACATAGAGTCTTGTTGCAATGCGCGTTGATAGGTGAGTCACTACATTTATAGGCATAATCTTTTTTCTGTAGCTGTTTTGCCACAATATTAACTTCGCCAAGAGGCAGAGGTGGCTCAAGATAGTTTGTGTTGTACACTTGTATCTCTGTTTCCCATGTGTCCGGGTATGCTTTGCGTAGATACACGCCAAGATTAAATAATCCATTGTTACGCCCACCTTCTGATATCTTTTTGCGTGCTAATATTTGTAAGCACGGTGGGCCGTCAACCAATATGTCTTCTTTAATATTCTCACCAATGCGTATCTTGGACAGTTGCTCAGGTGTCTGTTTATATTTTTCATACAGTTCTATAAACTCATCAAGCGTGGCACCTGTGCCGTCGTCTTTGATGGCATATCGTAGACCACTCTCGGCATCAAAATAAGGTAGGTTAAGGAAGTTACCTACATCATCACGGTCAAGGTTTAGTTTTATCTGCTTAGGAAAGACCTCGCTACCGCCGTAGCCAAGCGCGGCCGATATTTGCTGTAATGTTTTCTGCATATCTTCAGCGTCAATCCACTCTGTGGAGAACAAGAAACAATGTGCTCCACCTGATTTAGATCGACAGATCACCAAAGGCAGTTTTAGTTTTCTTATCTTTTTCACTAATACTTTATGGTCCAGGGGATATTGATCCACATCAATACATCCCCAGACACATTTGTTTTCTTCGTTTATGGGTATGATACCTACTGCCCGGCCTTTACCAGACAGGTGACCCTCCCATAGCTCTGTGGACCGTGGTTCGCGAATGATCGCGGCACGGCCCGTGCTCTTACCATTTAATTGCTTCTTGTCAATCTTAAACGTGCCATACGCCAACCGCAGGCCGTCAAAGATAGCGGCAAATTTTTCAGTTGTAGACATAAGTATTTAGAATACTTTTTTGTCTTTAGAAGTATCTTCAGCTACAGGTTCCGGATTGCCCTCATTGTCAGCTTGATGCTTAACAGGCACTTCACCGGCTTTGATGCTTTGAGCAAAAGCTTTTGCCCGGTTATAAACGCTCTCATCAGTAACCATACTGTCCTTTGCCATCTCCCAACCGTGCCAACTACCTTTGTCGTTTTTCTCTGGAACGGTGGTGAGTTTATAAATATGGCTAAAACGTGGTGGACTAAAGGCGCCATTAGCACTAGGCAAGACAATGGATTTTATTAACGTATTCCATTTCTTTGACTTTTTACGCTGCGTAGATTTCATTGTAATCAAGGCAGGCTCAGCAGCACCATCGTCTTTCAACAACAATACAAAATGCTGATGCGTTTCTTCAATGTAATCACCGTCGGCACCTACAACCTTGTCCTGGTTAGTGTTTTCGTCTCTCTGTGTTTCAGGTCTTTTTTCATTAGGCAGGTATATAGCAACCGGTGCTCCTGTGCCATTGCCACGTGGTGCCCATTGAATAAAGCGAACTTGGTAAGAACACGGTATAACTCTAATACCGTCTTTCCCTTTAAAGATCTCTTTACTGACCGTATTATAAATGTCGCCTTTTTTGGCATTGTCATTTTCATTCATAATATCATCGTCTTGACCAGATATTATCTTGAGAAACGGTGTAGCCAGATCTTCTTGACCAACATTTTCGTTACCCATATCTTGGTCTTGTTCAAACATAGAACTTAAAGCGACCACATTTGCAGATTTAGGGTCTGCTACCTCTTTTTTTGCTTCAGCCATTTTTACCTCCTTTGGCTTTTTTGATTACTGCTCTTTGCCCTATAAAGGCTCCAAACAGGTCTGTTGGAAAAAACGAAGACTCTGTGCCCTCAATCATTTCCTTAATAAATTTGCGTAAAGTGCTTGGCTCGACTTTCTCTACCTGTTCTACCGGTAGTTGAAGTTTTTTCTCCTGGAGAAACTTTTTACAATGTTCTTTAAAATCTAGTGCCAGTTCATCTTCGCCGGAACCAAAACTAACAAACACTTGATTCTTAATGTAATCACCATGACCATTATCACGCAACCATTTAAAAGCTTCCACTCTATTGTCCACTTTAATAGATCCACCATACAATGGTTTAACAGAAACTTCCTCTCCAGTTGTTAAAACAAACTTTGAGCAGCCAACTTCTTCCATCATATTAGGTAAATCTTCGTCGGACATTTTGATAAGCTTTTTCTTTTCTTCCTTGGTTTGGTCTTCCAAGTTTGAAACATACTCTTCCTGTCTTAGAATAGCTTCTGCTAATCCTGTAAGTGTAGACAGGTCCTCGTTACTAAGTCTATGTTCGGAACTATCAGAGGATGGACTTGCATCCGCCTCCATTTGTTTAAAGATATCATTCATCTTTTTCTCCTTAAAATTAAAAGACCTTATCAGGCCTTGACATATACACTTATATATGTGTATAGTCGCATAGTCAAGAGGATAAAATGAAAAAATATAAATTTAAAACAAAACCCTTTAAACACCAGAAGAATGCTCTGCATGATTCGTGGGACAAGGAGTATTATGCCCTGTTTATGGAGATGGGTACAGGAAAATCTAAGGTTGCAATAGATACTATGGGTATTTTATATACAGAAGGTAAGATCAACGCTGCTCTAGTTATATCACCAAAAGGTGTTTACGATAACTGGGTACAAGGCGAGATACCTACACACTTATCTGACAAGATAAATACTAACATGGTGCGATGGCGCCCGTCCTTAGCACAATCGTTTCAGAAAGCTATGCGCACCCTAGTCTACAATAAATTTAAAGGTCTTAAAATTTTTGTTATGAATACAGAGGCCTTGTCTACACCACGTGGTGCCTCTGCTGCACAAACATTTCTACAAGAAAAT